CAAGGGCCTCGTGCGCTCGATCCTGGCGGACCTTGCGGTTCTGTCGTTCAAGCGCGCGGTGCTGGGGCCCATCGCCTCTGCGCTCTCGGGCATCTTTGGAGGCGGGTCCGTCGCGGCAGCGGTCTCGCATGCGGGCGGTATCGTTGGGCTGTCGGGCCATACGCGGCAGGTGCCGGCGATGGCTTTCGCTGGTGCTCCCCGGATGCATTCAGGGGGGACCGTGGGGCCGGTTGGCTCCTGGGCAGGTCTCAGGCCTGATGAGGTCCCAACGATCCTGCAGCGGGGAGAGCGGGTGTTAAACCGTCGTGAAGCGGCTGACTATGGTAGAGGCAGCAGCACCGGCTCAGGTCTAATCGTGAATATCGATGCGCGCGGGGCGCAGATGGGCGTGGCTGAGCAGATCGACGCGCGCCTTCGCGCGGCTATCCCCGAAATCGCGCGCATTGCCAAGGAAAGCGTGGCCGATGGGCGGCGCCGGGGTCAGGTGATCTGAGATGGCCATTCCTGTTTTGCCGCTGACGCTCGTGTCGTCGATCGAGCGGCGCCTCGTCACGTCGGTCGCAGAAGCGCGATCGCCATTCACCGGAACCTCGCAAATCCAGGACTGGGGCGCGTCGTGGTGGGAATATCATTTTGAGATGGCCGTGACCCAAGGGGCACAGGCCCGGCAGCTCTCGGCCTTCTTCACGGCCCTTGGTGGACTGCGGGGCCGGTTCCTCTTCGCCGATCCATCGATCGAAGTGCCGGTGGCGGCGGGTAATCCGTACGTCACTGAGGCGCAGGTTGCAGGATCATCAACCCTGCGCACGGCCGGGTGGGGACTTGGGCTTCGCGCTGGGGATTTCTTCCAGCTGGGTTCGGATGCCACCACGCGGCTTTACCAGCTAACGGCAGACGTGATGCCTTCGGGCAGCGAGGCCGCATTGGAATTTATACCGCAGCTTCGGGCTTCCGTGCCGGTCGGCACGCTCCTCGGTCTCAATGCCCCCTCGGTCCTGTTACGACTGACAGCCCCGGTCCCCTCGTTGATCGGCCGAGCGGATCAGCACCGATTTACAATTTCTGCACGGGAGGCGCTCTGATGAGCCGTGATTTGACTCACGCCTTTGCCACTGCGCTGGCAGATCAAAGCCTGCGGCCCGTCATCTTCTTCGAGGGTCAGTTCGCCACCGGCTGGGTCCGGATCTGGTCGGGCTTGGGAGAGGTCAGCTGGAACAGTGAGACTTGGACAGGGGCTGGGTCACTCTTGGGTCTTGGTTCTCTTGATGAGACCGGAGAGGTTGTGGCAGGCGGCACAGCGGTGTCTCTGTCAGGCGTGCCGCTGGACCTTGTGCAGATGGCCATCGATGAAGCGCGTCAGGGCCTGCCGGGCCGGATCTGGCTGGGGCTTCTAACTGAGGATGGCGGCATCATCGCCGATCCGGTTCAGGCCTTCTCGGGCAGGCTCGATGTTCCTGAAATCAAGGATGACGCCGACACCTGCACGATCACCATCAGCTATGAGAGCCGGTTGATCGACCTGACTGTGGCGCGAACCTGGCGCTACACGCACGAAAGCCAGCAGGTCTTGTTCCCGGGCGATCTTGGATTTGAATATGTGACTGCGATCCAGGACCGCGAAATCACCTGGGGGCGCGGATAGTCATGGCACGCGTTGACCACTGGGAACGCCTCCTGGCCGCGGCGATCGATACCGCACGGGCAAAACCCTTCGTCTGGGGTGTTCATGACTGCCCGACCTTCGCTTTTGAGGTCCGTATGATCCTCACCGGCGGTGAGGACATCGCGGCCCTCTGGCGGGGGCGCTACACCACGGCCCTCGGCGGCGAGCGTGTGATGCGCCGTCTGGGCTGGGCCTCGCTCGAAGAAATGGGGCGCTCCCTTTTGGGCGAACCACGCCCGGCCGTGCTTCTCGCTGGGCGCGGCGATATCGTTCTGGCCGACACCGGTCTTGGCTTCGGCATCTGCACTGGGGCCTCGGCTGTTGGGATGGCCCCTGAAGGCCTCGTGACCGTGCCGCTCACCTCTTGCCGGCTTGCCTGGCCCATCTGAATACGGACCCAATCCATGCCCTTCATCGTGACAGCCGTCACCGCGATCGCGGGGGCGATCAGCGGCGTCTTGGCTGCCGGCGGTATTGGCGCGGCACTCTTGCGGATCGGCGGGACGCTACTTCTGTCCTATGCGGCGCAGGCCTTGATGCCCAAACCGCAGACCACGATGCAGCCGCGGACGGTGACGATCCGCGAGCCCGTCGTGCCGCGCGATCTCGTATATGGCCGCACCCGCAAGGGCGGGGTCATCGTCTTTTTGCATTCCTCTGGACCCAGCAACACATACCTCGATCTGGTGATCGTGCTGGCCAACCACCGGGTCAAATCGATCGAAGCGATCTATTTTGAGGGTGAAGTGGCTGTGAATGCCGCGGGGACCGCCCAAGGCCGATGGGCCGGAAAAGCCCTCATTGAAAAGAAACTGGGCGGAGCAGATCAGACCGCTTTCGCGGGGTTGCAAGCCGACCTGCCGGACAAATGGACGGAAGATCACCGCTTGCGGGGCTGTGCCGCAATCCGGCTACGGCTCACCTATGACCAGGATGCCTTCCCGGGGGGCATTCCAAACATCACGGTCGATCTCGAGGGAAAAGATGACATCTGGGATCCGCGGACGCAAAACGAGGGCTACTCCGAAAACCCTGCGCTCTGCCTCGCCGACTATATGGCTAACCCGACATGGGGCATCGGCGCGCGCATCGGCCAGCCAGACGGGATCGACGAGATGGCGCTCGTCGAAGCCGCCAACATTTGCGACGAGACCGTCGCTCTGGCAGGTGGTGGGTCGGAGCCGCGCTATGCATGCAACGGGGTGATCACGCTTTCCGAGGTCCCCAAGACGATCATCGAGGGGATGCTCTCGTCCTTCGCCGGGCGCTGCGCCTTCTCGGGCGGGTCCTGGCGCATCCACGCGGGCGCATGGCGCGCGCCTGATGTCGTGCTTACATCGGACCATGTCCGCGAGGGCGGGCTGACGCTCGCGACGCGCGTGACCATGTCGTCGAACTTCAACGGCGTGCGTGGCCAGTTTGTCAGCCCAGAGAACGATTGGCAGCCCGACGACTTTCCGGCCTATGCCTCGGATGTTTACCTGGCCGAGGATGGGGGCGAACGGAAATGGCGCGACATCTCGCTGCCGTTCACGATCTCGGCGTCGATGGCGCAGCGGCTGGCCAAGATCGAGCTTGAGCGTGCCCGTCGGCAAATGACCGTTCGGCTCTCGGGCAAGCTTTCCGCGTGGGCGGCGACGGTGGGCGATGTGGTGACGCTCTCCTATGCCCGCTGGGGCTTTGCCGCAAAACCCTTCGAGGTGCATGGGGTCAGCCTTGATCTGACGGCCTCGGGCGATGGCGCACTGCTCCTGCCGGAGTTCGTTCTGCGCGAGACCTCTCCTCTGGTCTATGATTGGTCAGCCTCGGAAGAGCAGATTTATGCAGCCGCCCCGCGGACTGTGCTGCCGAACGCCTATGATATTCCAGCACCCGGCGCGCCGCAGGTCACCGAGGACCTCTATGTCACGCGAGACGGGGGCGGGCTCAAAGTCCTTGCGAAGATCAGTTGGGAGGCGGCCCCCTCTGGTTTTGTGTCGGCCTATCAATTGCAGGCAAAGCCATCTGGGGCTGTGGACTGGATCGATTATGGCCGCACCGACGGCGTGAGCTTGGAAATCCGCGATATCGCGCCGGGGGATTGGGCGTTCCGTGTAAAGGCCATCTCTGTTCTGGGCGTCTCCTCGCCCTGGCAGGCGAACCAAGCTGAAATCCTCGGCCTGACCGCCCCACCGGCACAGCTTGAGAACGTGACGTTGCAAACGGCGGGCGGGCTCGCGATCCTCAAATGGACCCGCTCAGCCGATCCAGATGTCCGCGTGGGCGGCAACATTGTGATCCGGCATTCAAAGGAAGCGACGGCCACCTGGGCTGACAGTTATTCGATGGACCGGGTCTCAGGGGGTGAGGCCATCGCCGTCGTGCCGTTGAAACCCGGGACCTATCTGGTGCGCGCGGAAGACAGTGGCGGTCGTGCCGGTCCGGAAACCCGGGTCTCGACCAAGGGCGCGCAGGTGCTGGCCTTCTCGACCTTGGACTTCTTGCAGGCTGATCCTGGGTTTGTTGGCTCAAAATCTAACCTACAGGTGGCAGGGGCAAATCTGACGCTCGCCACGGCGACTTCGAATGGTGTGACGCAAGTGACCGCGATGGACGGCCAATACGCCTTTGCCGCCGGGCTCGACCTTGGGGCGGTGAAACGCGTGCGGCTTCGCTCTGAAATTGGCGTGGCCGCGCTGGCACTCAATGACCGGATCGATGCGCGCATGGTACTGATGGACACCTGGGCTGATTTTGACGGCTCCGCCGGCGCGGAAATCGACGTGCTCTTCGAGATCCGCGAGACCGATGATGATCCGGCAGGTGTCCCCATCTGGGGCCCTTGGGGCCGGCTCGACAACCATGAAATCGAGACCCGCGCGGTGGAAGCGCGGGCGCTTCTCACGACGAAGGATGCATCCTACACACCCATCGTCAGCCAATTGCGGCTCTTTGCTGATGAGGTCGCTTGACGTGTTCACTGCAATTACTCCTACGACCCTAACTGGAAACCGCTGAGATGACGCAAACCTCCAGCTTTACGATTGCCAATGATGCGGGTGCTGCGGTGCGGGCGCGTATCAACGAGGTGATCGCAGCCTTGCAATCCTCAAGTGCGGGGGCCTCTGCGCCGACGGCGACCACCGCGGGCATGCTCTGGGTCGACACCTCGGTCTCGCCACCCGTGCTGCGCAGGCGGAACGCCACGAACACCGACTGGGACGCGCTTCTGGATGCGGCGGGCAACCTGGAAGGTCTGGCGAACACAGC